CAGTACCGTTCCAAGTGTTGGCGGTTGCGGCAACCCAATATCGGTTTGCCATCGTTACCCCTCAACAACATACGTTGACAGGAACGTCACTGCTTCCTGACTGGTCGGATTATCAACAGGAATCAGATCGCTTGGAATTTGACACGAATAGATTCCGCCATCAACTCCCGAATATACGGTCGTCACCGACTCACCATCGGTACTGAGGGTCACCTCTTGGATAACAATTTCCTGAGGAATGACTTCCAAAGGAACATCGGGCTCAACGATTACATCTTGCGGCTGATCAAGCATCCTAGACTCCCGTATATCCGACAGCAGTAATGTAGATAGTGGTTGCGGCGGTACCGCATGCAAAGTACAAAGCCGTATTAGCCGTAGTGGCAATCGGAACTGGCAAAGTAATGTTTGATCCACCAAGAGCAGGAGCCAATGTGGTCAGCAGGGTTGAGCCGCCGCTTCCATCCTTCAGCGTAATCAACGAGGTTGCGGTACCAGTATTAGCAATAGAAATAGACGTAATGTAATTCTTGAGTCCAGAGCCAGCCGCCGCAATTACCGAAGTGTCGGAAGTGCCTGTTGCCGAAGAAGAACCCCTGACCGCGGTCGCGGTAGAAGGCGTAGAAGTAACAGTAAGCGCCGTACCGCTAGCAATACCCTGCACGGTAATAACATCCGCGCTTGCGGTGCCAGCGGTACCAAGCGCAGGCTGCTTTACGGCAGTAGCAAATCCAGTGATCGCCGCGGGCGGCGTCAACGTGGTCACTTGAGAGGCAGTCAACACCACAGGAACGCTGTCAGCAGCAAGTGCCTGCCCAAGAGCAGGCACCTTGCCGTCGATGCTAGACAGCGAACTGTTCCCAGTCGTCTGCGCAGCAGACGTAGCCGCGCCCGTAGGAAGCGGTAGGGCAGCCGCAGACACAGGTTGCGTCACTCCCGACCCATCAACCGTCACCGTGCCCGCTACGGACGACACAGCCACCGTACCGTCCACCGTGACAGCACCCGCCCCGTCCGTGATCGTCACCGTGCCTGACACGGGGACGGGCGTGGCCCGCAACTGAGTGTCCGTGAGCGGTCCAGAGACCGTCACGGTGCCCTGCACGCGAGTCACATCAACATCTAGACCATGAGTGGCATCGCCACCAATAGCACCAGTCCCATCAAGGGTACCGTCTACCAATTTGACGCGCTGGTAATGAATGCCAGCAATGTCGTCGGTAGCAATAGTCGTTGCCGAGGGTACAGTTGCTGGAGTACCAGACTGGGTAGTAAGATTATCGGCCACTAGGTGTACGTCTCCGTGAGTCGGTCATCCCACACGGCGGTTCCGTAGTCGGTCCATGTGGTCGTTGTCGGGTTGCCGCCAGCGTCTAGCGCAATCTTCTTGATAGTCCACGACGCCGCCGAGGTGACCGTGCCCCTAGGCGCGGCTCCTACGTAGATGGCGGTCGTCGTGAAGTCGTATGCGCGCTTAGTGCGCTCATCCTTAGGGCTGTACTGTCCCCCGCCAACATCCTCATACTCCAGAACTCTGACAAGATCGCGAGGTTCGGTCATGATGGATACTGAGCCACAGCATCACGAGTGGCCAAAGACTTGCCGTCAGCACTCAACGGCAATTTCTGGGGCTCACCCTGTTTGGGCATGTGAATATGGATCTGGATCCCGTTAGGCAGATTTACAGTCTGCTTGCCGTCCTCGTCATCCTTGAGACGCTTCCTGCGGAGTTCCAACCACTTCTTGAGGTCTTCGGCGTTCAACGGCATTACGGCATCCCCATCGGCGGCGGGACAGCGCCCGCCTGTAGGGCGGACATCTGGCCCGCCATTTGGTCAGAAGGAGCAGGTTCCGCCCCCGACGCGCCACCGTCCGAAGGCTGGGGCGCAGGAGGCATAGCGCCATCGGGGGAAGCAAGATCCCCCCCATCTTCGGGAGGCATCATCGGGGGCGGAGCCATAATGAAGCGTTCGGGGTTCTTGATGCCGAACCCTTCGCGCAGAACATGCGTAGCCAGAACCGCAGGATCAATGACCTGACCCACAAACGGAGCCATAGTGTTCATGAGTGCCACAGCCTGCTGACGACGGAATGTTTCGTTCTGAGGTTGAGTTGAACCCGCCTCAACCTCAAAGTCAAACTGACCTTCAATATCCTCGCGGTTGTAGGGCACCCACACTTCCGTACCCTGCTCATTGGAAATACGAGCCACCTGCGGGGCGGTCATGAACTGTTGAGCCAACTGAACCAACCGCTCCGAAACCTCAGCAATGAAATGTTCGATGCGAGCCAACTTGTCAGCCGCACGCGCATTTGCAGCATCCTGAATAATTGACGCCTCGGTGGCAGTACGCCGCACCTCGGGCAACGCACCACGCATGTACTCGTTGACGCCCGTCACCCTATCGATGTCGGACTCAATAATCTCCGAGTGGTTTGCATAGAACTGGGCGTTGGCGCCATTGTTCGGGACAGGCGCAATCACATCGTTGAACGGTGTGTCGTCAAGCACGGGCACCAGACCGTTGGTGGTGGTGTTTGTCAACGCATCCAGACCGTCCACCCCAAGCGCATCCTTGCGGATCATGTACTTAGGAATGTCCAACTGGCGGGCCAATACCATCGCAGAACGGGTATGGTTCAACTCGTTCTGGAGCGGCTCAATCGCTTCGATCTCGCCAATGGTGTAAAACTGGTCGGGGACCTCATAGTTGCGGAGCATCACAAACGGATGTCCGTACGCATACGGGAAGGGCGTTGGCTTCACCAAGAAGCCAACGTCCTTCTGCTGATCAGCAAAGATGCACATCTCTTCTTTGATGAGGTCGTAGAACTCCCAAACCGTGACCCGACCATGATCGTCGGGAATGTTTGATTTAGAGTCCTCGTTGAACCACTTGAGCGAACCATCCGCCGACAACTTGCGTCGGGCACCCGCGGAGAACCGCTCGTCCTTCTTCGCAACATCTAGCGGCAGCACAATACGCTGGGCAATCCACTGCGCATCCTTGATGCTTGTTGCCTCTGGATCGACGTACAGATCAAACGGGGATACGCGTTCAAAGAACGGCTTGTCCTCCAGCGTCTCGGCAACAGCGTCGGGGACCGACGAAGCCACATCGGAAGGCTGGGGGAGATCGTTGACCAAGTCGGGGTATTCTTCGCCGAACTGGTCAGTCTGGCCGACCTGTTCGTCCAGCATCTCGGCCTGCTCTTCTTCGGAGAGCGGGCGGATCTCTTCCTTGTAACGCCACCCAACCTTACCCCACCCATGCCCGTAGATGAGAAAATCCTGCACTACTCGGCGATGCTCTTCAAGAAAGTCAAAGTGCCGCCACCAGTAGTTAGCGATGGCCTCCACAATCGCCGCCTTGTTTTGCTGGTCTATATCTTCACTCTGAGACTTGACCGTGATCTTCGGGTAGTTGACCGCCACGGATGGGGCAATCACGTTGATCGTGGAGAACGCAATGGCTACCGCGATGCGGTCGTCAGGCGAGTAAAACTGGAACGGCTTGAGGCGATAAATATCCCGCAGGCGCTTCCATGTGTCGTCGTACTTCTCTTCCTCGCGCCACCGCTTGGCGGTGGTGATGCGGTCGCGATTGCGGCGCAACCGCGCCGCGTGCGATTCGGATCCCTTGGTGGGGGTGTCCTGTGGGTTGCCCCACGTTGCGTATTCGTTCTGACTTGGATTCAGACCCGCCATTAGACCCATCGCTCCCCGACAGGTTCAGCCTTGACCCCGTCACGCTCGCATATTGCTTCCTGCTCTCGTTGACGCTCCCTGATGGTCGGGCCATGAAAGTCTTCACGGCCATAGGCGTACGTCAAGCCCACGGTCTCAATCTTGCACGCAAAGCAGCCCTCCATCAGGGAGGGATGCTGCTGCGCATGGATAGCATCCTCGCAACGGGCGCATAGGCCCACTTCGCCGATACCTTCTCTGTGAATGCAAGTGTCCATTGCGTAATAGGACCACTTGTCCCCTAGATCATAGAACACTGGCTCTGCCTCCCACGTTGACTGCCCCCAGCGGTTGCTTGGGGTTTGATGATGCCTCTTTCAAAATTCTGTTCTTGAAGTAGTCGAATGTACCATATACTTCGGTGGGCGGCGAGTACTCGGGCGCCTTGGCAAACCGCAGCATCTGGATTGCAATAGCCAGAGCCACCACACGATCATCAAACGGAGATCCCCCCATCCGACCACGCTCATCTCGCACATACGTCAACATCTCGCCCACCGTGGCTTTATCGTGGATCGTGAAACCCTGACGTATCGCCATACCCAACTCATCGATCATGAGCGGCTTGCTGGCTTTTGTGGTCAGCCAGCCGATCTTGGTCTGGAGCGACTGGTGCTTGGTCTTCCCATCCAGTTCACGCCTGATGTAAATCTTCGGGTAGTTCAAACGCTGTAACGCCTTGTTCGTGGTTAGACCATGGTTGTTGACCTCCACCGCAACCAGCGCGGTGTTGTACCGCCAACCGATCTTTGCGACCTCCTCCGCAAACAGGTCAGGGTCGATGTGGCCATGCCACTCGGCCACCTGCTCGCCCGTCTGCATGCATACAACCTGCACGCATGAGTAGTCACCGTGTTCCAAGCCTTCTGCAACGTCAGCGCCCAGCACATACGAATGGTCGATCTTCGGAGGAGACCACTCCATGTACGAGGTCTGGCTAGACATCTCCAAAAACGTTGGCGAGCGCAGAGTGCCCTGTACCTCGGTCTCCAAGTATCCGTATGCTGGATCCGTGGTCTCCAACGCGCGCAGCGCGTCAACATCGAACACAGGGTTACCTGACCTGATGAACGCTTCTTCAGGATTTTCGGGGTACTCCTGCGCCAACTGCCACGGCAGCATATTGGCTTTCTTGACATCATACCAATCATCATCACGGTCGGTGTTAGCATTCCACGGGTAGAACAAGTGTTTGAACCCACTGTTTCCCGACACAGCCCTGTTCCAGAACGTATGAAAGAAGTTACCAGCACCGTCAGCAGTGCTCAACCCGATGACACGGCCACCAACGTCGGTAACGGGCTCAATCGACGCCCACGCTTCTTCGGCATTCTCAAAGAAGGCCCACTCGTCCACAATGATCAACGACACCGCTGAACCACGAGCAGGGTCTTCCTTAGACGGCATGGACTCAATACCCGAACCGTTATCAAACGTCATCTTCATAACGTTCTTGTCCAGTCGATGTCCAATCGACTCATGTTCCTTCAACCATTCAGGCAGGCGTTTCCATGCGTAGTCCGCCTTGGCCAACAACTTCTGGGCCTCGCGCTCGTTGCGCGAGAGCATCACGATCACGTTGTCGGGCCAGAACATGCCCAACCACAGACAGTAGGCGGCAAACAGCGTAGAGTACCCGATCTGTCGGGCCTTCAGGATAATCACATACCGTTCATCCACCACGGTCTTGAGGGTCTCCAACTGTGCTTCCCGCAGAGGAAACAACATAGCACCGTGTTCAGGGTGCTGGATGTATACCAACTCGGACAAGAATCTGACGCACGCGTCAAAGTCCTTCGGACTTTTGCCCCGCCAACGGCGGAACTTGGCCTCTTGGATAATCTCGGTCTTGGAGAAACGCATCAATCCTCGCGAAGTACGGGCATGATTGCTTCCAGTTCTGCTGCGAGATCGGCATCGGAGAGACTGCCCACACGGGCATCTTCGATGACGACTCGCTTCGGCTGGAGACGATCAACGTACTGAAGGTACAGGCTTGCCGCCTTGGTGTCGCCCGTCTTGGCCGCACGGTGCAGGGCATCCACGACATCCTGAATGCGGTCGGGACTGATGTTGAGTTCGGCAAGGCGCTGCTCGTACGCCTGCTTGAACGCTCGGTCGTTCTGCCAGCGATGGATGGTGGTCTCGGCGACGCCGTTGTCTGCGGCCCATGCCTTCTTGGACCCCTTGCGCTCTGGGTCGCACAACCACTCAATGTAGTCGCGCTGCTTTGCAGAGAGAATGTCCCCGCGTTCTTTCATCCGATTGATCGACTCGTGTGCCACTGTGGCCTCCTCCTGTCACTAACAGGGGACAGTTGTCCCCTGTAGACATGGAAACCGTACTCTGTCCCGTCTGCGCCCGCACCAACCAGCCCCGTTACGATGCTGGATCCGACTGGTGCATTGACTGCACCGACGAGATTCTTGGTGAACAAGCAAAGATGATGCTTGACAGTAAGCAAGAACGAGAGTATATTGATGGGACCAAGCCGCTACGCTTGGTAGAGCAGTAAGAGATCCTCGTAAAAGCGGGATTAGCGCCCAGCCGCTAGGACTGGGTTCAGGCAAAGCCTGAGGAAGCCGAGGGATGAGACCCTCCGCAAGGCGCTCGCACAATGTAGAGACTCGGTCCATGTGCCTTCCAAAGCCCTCTACCTCAGTCATGCCCAAAAGAAAGACAGCAGGGGCGTCCCTAAAGACGCCCCTAGGGCTGGAAGACACAGTCCCCCCTGCCTGTGGATAAGGTCCCCCGCAACCACACAAATTGCGGCTACCTCCTTATATACACACATATAGGGTATCCCCCCTCCCCCCCCTGCCCCCCCTAGGGGCTGCCAAGGTCAAGCCCATGGGTGCCAGTACTCCCTGCCAAACCAGCAGGTCGCATGCCCTGCCAGACGGCCACGAAGAGAGAGAGGATGGTAGCGGAACGCTACCCAGCCCAAGCCTATCGTCACCCGTCGGTCACTCTAGCCTGCCAAGGTCAAGGGCCTGCCGCCTTGCCGCACTGTTCAACACAGCGGGTTACAGTCAGCGCCACTCGCTACGCTTCGTGAGCGGCGCTTCCTGTTTGATCAGAAAGGTCAAGGGCAGCCGCTCCAGAAGGAGCCCGTCATGAACGGCAACCCGCACATCTGTACCCACTGCCAGCAGCCTGCCATCGTGGATGGCGAGGTCCAGTTCGACACCATCCTCGTCGGCGAGCGCGACGGCGTGCTCCAGTACTCCTGCGAGCCCTGCGACCAGCGCTACCTCCACGCTCGGGACGTTGACATGCCCCACCTCCCCCACTTTGAGTGGACCCGCGCCTGCGAACTCATCACCGAGGGCGCCGAGGTTCGCCTCACCGACCGTGAGATGGAGTTCATCCGCACCCTGCTCATCGGCGTGGCTGCCGACCTCACCCTCACGGCTCGTACCGCTGCGATGGTGGAGACCCTCATCGGGGTTATCGACGACGCTCTCCCGTACTAGCGCTCCCTCAGGGGGCCAGCCGAAAGGCTGGCCCCCTCGCTGCGCGGCAACAACCATCCCCTAACGGAAGGCACAGCCATGAAGATGCTCCACCGCACGCTTCGCGTGCTCTCGGCGATCATCATCGCCATCTGCTCCATCGTCGCCCTCGGCGATCTCGCTGGTGCTGCGAGCAGCACCACCAAGGTCAAGGTCACCCGCACCATCGATGGTGACACCATCGTGGTCAACGGGACCGAGAAGGTCCGCCTCTTGGGCGTGGACACGCCCGAGACCGTCTCCCCGTGGAAGCCCACGGAGTGCGGCGGGCCCGAGGCCAGCCGCTACACCAAGCAAGCCCTGCTCGGCAAGACCGTGACCATCACCAAGGTCGGCCACGACAAATACGGGCGCACGCTCGCCTACGTCGATATCGACGGCAAAGACCACGGCCTGCGCCTAATCAAGGCTGGACTCGCACGCGAGTACACCTACAAGGGGCAGTGGTACTCCAAGTTCCCGAAGTACAAGTACTGGGAACGTCGCGCCATCCTCACTGCCGAAGGCATCTGGGGCAACTGCTGACCCAAGCGGGTCGAAGGGAGGGGCACTCGCTCCGCTTCGTGAGCGCCCCTCCCTTCATACAAACAGAAAGGTCAAGACCATGCCCGACGACCAGCCGACCAACAAACCCACCCAAGAGGAGCCCGTCGAAGTCGAAGACTTCTTCGATCTCCTCATCCGCAACACCTTCGACGCCGAGTGCGTCGAAGTCCTGTTCCACTCCACCGACGCCTAGCAGGGGGCCAGCGCAAGGCTGGCCCCCATCAACCCAAAGGAGCAGTGATGACCCAGTTCAACCTGAACGAGACCAAGCCGATCCACTCCCGAGTAGATCGGAACCGCCCCAAACCAGTAAACACCTTCGCACAAGTCTTGTGCGAGATCCTCTACCGAGCCACGCCGTTCGATGTGCTAGACAACAGCTGCAAAAAGTACTACATCCGACTCGGGGATGTCGTGGCAATAGTCACAGCACGCATCACCAGCAACTTCGATCAGGCCCCAATGTACGACATCGAAGATATCGTCTTCGGTTGCGAGTCGTACGGAGCAAACTGCCCCGACTGCGGAACCGAAACCTTCGACAACATCACCTACGGCTAAAGGAGCCAACCATGAAGAAGCGCAAGGCAGACGCCATCATCGCTCGTCGTCAGGCGGACTACGACCGCATGACGCAAGAGAAGGACCCCAAGGCCCTGTACTACATCATGCAGGGTCGTGGCTTCCACAAGCCCGCCTCGCCGAAAAAGTAGCGGCAAGCGGGTCGGGGGTGGCCCCCAACCGACTCTTCGAGTCGGGGGCCACGCCCCACAGCAAGTTCAGAAGATCAACCCCAACCAACAAGGAGAACACCATGAACACGAACGTCACGCTCATCGGTAACATCGTTGCCGAGCCCGAAGTCCGAGTCGGCGCCAACGGCAAGGAGTGGATGTCCTTCCCGCTCTACGTCAACGAGCCCGCCACGGAGTACAACCCGCAGGGTCACACCTCCAAGTACCAGTGCCGCCTCTTCAACGGCATCGTGCCCTCCGCGAAGCGCATCCTGACCAGCGGTCTCCCCGTCATGGTCTACGGCGAGATCAAGACCGAGGAGTTCTCCCGCAAGGACGGCTCCAAGGGCCAGTCCACGACGATCCGAGTCATCTCGGTCGCCGTCAACACCATCGGGATCCAGTCTCTGGAGCGCACGGCTCCGAAGACACAGCCCGAGCCCACGGTCAACGAGGACCCCTTCGCTGACCAGTAATCCCCTACGAGGGGGCGGACTTCGGTCCGCCCCCTCTACCAACCGCCAGATAAGGAGAATTTGTATGACCCCGTTCCAACGCCACGTGCAAACAGCAGTACGAATGGCTTTCGTACTCTTCTGCTTCACTTGGTTCATCACGTTCATGTTCATGTGGCTCTCCATGAGCCCGTCCCACTAAGGAGCACTACCATGACACTCGAAGCCATCGACATCATCCGCCACTCGTACCACACCATCGACTACAACTACTACAGGCCCAACACCGATGAGGGTCTGAACCTCTGCATCCAATTCGATGAATGGACGCCCCACTCGTTCGTAAGCACCATCCGTGATGCGAACAACGAAATCCATGCAACGTGGGGCTACTTCCACGAGATGTACCCGAACGCCACCATGTCGCAAAAGATCAACCTCACCACCCTCATCAAAGACGCTTGGGCTCAGTGGGTAGCCGACATGGAGAACAACAGCATCCTCGTCATGGCGATTGACAACCCGTTCAACGAGACGCGAGCAAAGATGCTCATCACTGGCCTCCAAAACAAGGCGGCACTCTGATGCTGGTAGGCGAGACCATCCGTTCAGGAGCACCTACCACCTGCCCCGAGTGCGACTACACACCCGAGATAGAGGTTCTCCTCTCGGGTGGTGGTTACTACATCGGCACATTCTGTATGTGCGGACCCTACACCCGTGAGTCCGAGTACTACTCCACCCGTGAGCAGGCTCAGGGCGCACTGGACTCGGGTCTCGTCTCATGGCGTAGCCCGAAGTACAACGAGGTGATCATCACAGGCACCATCCGCCTACGTGACAGCATCCCCATCGATCACATCCTCGGGGACCACACCATCAACTGTATCCTCAGCAACAACTGCGACGGATACGACAACTGCGAGCCGACCACGATCACCATCAACCACACTCGGTTCGCCGAATAGCAAACCTTCCCCGCAGGGGAGTGACCTTCGGGTCGCTCCCCTGCTATCGCACCAAAGAAACAGAATTTGTCTAAGGAGGCAACCATGACCGACCACGAAAACCTTTACATCACCATGGATCCAGAACTCAAGACCAAGTGGGTCACCGCTCTACGCAATGGTGAATACAAGCAAGCCATTGGCGTGCTGCGTCGCAACTACGCGGATGGCACAAGGGGACACTGCTGTCTCGGAGTCCTCGTTGAGATCAGTGGCATCGGCCATTGGGATGAGTGGCAGATGTGCGAATACGACAATAACGAGGTGGGCTTCTGGCCATCCGAAAACGACGCTGACTCCGTCACGGGGTTCCTCCCCAATGACTATCTGGAACTCGTTGGCCTCCCCAACAAAGCAGCCGCCGTGCTCATGACCATCAATGATGGAAACGATACCGATCTGTATAACGGGCAGCACTCGTTCAAACAGATCGCGGACATCATCGAACAAAACTACATCGAAATCGTCACCGACTAACAATAACCAATCCACAACCACAAAGGAGCAACACGCCATGAAATACGAACTCGCAATCAACATGAAGCCCGAACTCAAGAAAGCGTGGATCGATGCTCTGCGTAGCGGAGACTACAAGCAAGCATCAGGCGAACTCCAAGATGTCGATCCTTCCAGTGGCGAAACCACAGGCTACTGCTGCCTCGGGGTCCTACTGGACATCTGCGGCGAAGGCGAGTGGGTGCCGTCGACCACCGACGACGAATACTACGCGCCCGAGTACGTCATGGACTTCAAAGTCGACGGAGCCAACGACCACGCCGAGATGAAAGAAACCCTCCACAACTCGGTTCTGGACTACTTCGGCATCGACCTCGACACCGCCAGCCACCTAATGGGCGCAAACGACGGTGGCAGCGACTACGGAGACAACAACTTCGACCAGATCGCGGACGCCATCGAAACGGGCGTACTGATAACAAACCAGTGCGACTGCGACAACTGCAACTGCAACTGCGACAAAAACGATGCCGATGATTGATGAAATCGTCACTCTAGTAATCATAATCGTGGCTATCGCCATGCTCATGGACATGCTCTAACCAACCAACAACAACAGGAGGCAATACCAATGGCAAGCCGTATCGAAAGCGACATCTTCGACACCCACGCACGAACCAAGTACCCGTGGGCCGAGTGGACCGATGGCTCCACTTGGCAAATCGAAACCCCCGAGGACTTCTCGTGCTCCGTGGCTTCAATGAAGGGTCACCTGTACTCCCACGCCTTCAAGTCCGATCAGAAGGTCAACGTACGACAGACCAACGACACGACCCTCGTGTTCAGGTTTATCCCGCTCACGCCCACCACGGAGGGCTAGTGGATATCACGACCTACTTGGAGGGGCGGCTCAATCCAGAGCCGCCCCTTCCAAGCCTCAAAGAAGCACGAAGCATCTACGCTCAGGTACGGGCAAACATCGGCATGAGTCATGCAGTTGGCTCATGGTTCACTGCCCCCACCGACAACCTCAAGTTCAAGAAGACACAGGTCCTGCCAACTTGGGGTTGGAGTGCGCTCCCGAACAACATGACCACAGACTGGCTAATGGCCAACGACATGCTAGACAATAACCACAAGAAAGGAATCAACTTCTGCGGAAATAACTCTCCCGCGTGTACCGCATGCTGTCTAAATACAGCAGGTAAAGGAATGCTCCATTCAGTTCAAATGGGCCGTCTTGCACGGTCGATCATGCTGATGGCCTACCCAGAAGCATTTGCAAGTCTCACGGTGCATGGTCTAGAACGACTACTGGAAAAACATGGTCAGTTTGCATACCGCCCAAATGTCCTCACAGACGTTATGTGGGAAAAGGTATGGCCCGACTTGTTCTTCCGCTTCCCCAGCATCAAGTTCTACGACTACACCAAACATTGGGATCGCCCTCGGTGGCCAACAAACAACTACGTCTTGACGTATTCAGCCTCCGAAAAGCACACCCTAGAAGAAATCCACTACAAAGTCATCGGCCTCCGATCCACAGTTGCGGTGGTTGTTGACTCTAAGCCCAAGGATCCCAAACCCGCAACGTGGGCTGGACTCCCTGTCATCAATGGAGACGACCCAGTCACGGGCGACGCCAGATACATGGATCCAATCGGGCATGTGATCCTACTCAGCGCAAAAGGCAAGGCACGACGGGCAGCGTACCGAACTGCTGGTTTCGTATGGCCCATCAATCAGGAGTACACATGAACAAGGAAGTAAACCGTTACCACCACCACTTTGTAGTCGTAGGAGTGCGGTCCAGTACCGCCCCCTACGACTACAAATACTACATCGATGACGGAACATTCTTCGGTGATTGCGAAGTGTGGGATTCCCATCCCGCAGAAAATGGAGATCCCTGCGGCACCCTACTCGATCACCGCAAGACGCCCGACATCTATGAAGAAAACAACGAAATCTACCGACACCTCAGCCACCTCATTAGCGCTTACTCACAGGAAGAAGAACCACAACATGACAACCTTCAACTCTTCAATTGACATCGATGAAGACGTTCTCATTGAGATCGTCACGGAATCCAACGATTTCGACAGCAAGGTCAACTCCATCATCGACAACTACGACCTGAGCGACTCACTCAGCGATGCCGTGGGCAACTACGACTTCGATTACGACATCCAGAACGCCATCGAACGTTACAACTTCGTAGACGCTGATGAAGCAATCACGGAAGACAACATCGCTCGGATCATGATCTCCGAGATCCAGCAGAACGAAGACATCCAGTACGAGATCCGTCTCGCATCCAATGTCGAAATGGAGTTCGACAACCATCCGCCCGATGAGACGATCTTGAAAATCATCCACACTCTTCACTCGGTGTGTGGTAAGATCGCTCAGCAAATTGCGATCATCAACGCAATGAGTGGCGTCACGACGTGGCCAAACGACGTTGTGACAGAACTCCAGTCCATTGCAAGCACGCTGATGCAATACGGCATCGACGTTACCAAGACAGAGCAGTAGGAGGCTCACCATGGCACATCAGATTGAATCCGCTAACGGTCGGGATATGTTCATCGGCTCGCAGGACGCTTGGCACCGTCTTGGCGAGGTCGTTGGAGATGACTTCGACTTCAACTGCATTCGTGAAGTCCGTCCCGAAATCGCTTCGGGCGTCACAAAGATGCCGCTCTACTATGAGTACTGCGACGGCTATGCTGAGATCGAACAGCAGGTCGCCATCGTCCGTGATTGGGACGAGAAGGTTCTCGGCGTAGTCGGTCCCGAGTACGGCGTAGTCAACCCCGAAGAGGCGTACGAGTGGGCTTCGGCCATCTCGGAGTACGGCGACATCCCGCTAGTTTCTGCTGGAAACCTGCGTGGTGGTTCGCAGTTCTTCTTCACTCTGCGCATGGGCAAGGAGGCCCCTGCGGGCATTGAGTACACGCCATACGTGAGCGTTGTGTCCTCGCATGATGGCTCGCAGGCTCTTCAGGCAATCTTCAGCCCAACCATCGTCGTGTGTGCTAACACGCTCGCATGGGCACAGTCCAACGCCAAGACTAAAGTCACACTGCGGCACACCAGCCGCATTCAGGACCGCATGGAGATGGCTCTGGACACCCTGCGAGTGTCTGCGGAGGCTGCGAAGGCTACCAACCAGTTGATCGCTGACCTCGCCAGCATCCACGTTCCGTCGTTCGGCAAGATGCTGGACACTCTCCTCCCCAAGTTGGACGAAGAGGGTGCGAGGGCCACTCGTCGAACCAACCTGCGTGACGACCTGTCGTCGCTGCTACAATCCGACATGGTCCCCGAAGACCTTCGGGACACTGGATGGGGCGTAGTGCAAGCAATCAACACTTACGAAAATTGGGTGAAGCCCACTCGTAAGACCAAGGGTGGCAGGGACTACTTCGCTGTCCGCCAGTTCGACGCTGCGGTGACGGGTAAGGGGCAGGACCTTACCCAGCAGGCTATCAACGCCGTCCTCGCCAGCGTCTAGCGTGATGGGGGGAGTGGGTTATTCATGGGACCCACTCCCCCTGTCCGCTATCCCTTCCAGAAGGAGGCATAATGCCCAAGAAAATCCAAATACCGTTCATCCTCATGGATGGAGTAACCATCATGGATGGCTACGACAGCCCATGCGATGGCCTCGGTATTATCAACGACAAGGATCTCAAAACTTGGCGTTTGCTCCACATCGCCTCAGGCGCTCAAATCGGTCGCTTCCGCACGAGAGCCATGGCTCTTCGTGCGGCGGAACTCCACACCGAGATCCCTATCGACTGGACTGAGTCAATGCAAGAACTCAGGGACAATCCTGAACGTGACATGATTGCCATTGCATCACTCGCTGCGTGTGCTATCGTTGAAGCGGAAGATCAGGCCGAGCGTGCGGAGAAGAAACGTGAAGCAGAAAAGCAGGACACTAGTTTGTCCTAAGTGCGGTTTCAAGGCTGAAGTGTATCAGCCTTCGGCTCGTATGTGGCACGGCGCATGTCCCAAAAAGGGAGTGGGCAAAGCCGCACCAGAGATGAAGGAGGAACAGCCGACCTAGAGGGGCTTGGTCAGCCGTTCCATCACTGGTCTACCGAGAAACTAAATTTGTGCTTACTCTGATTCTGATGATACTCTTCATGACCGTTATTGCCCCAGTGATCCACTATGTGGTCGGATGGCTGCTCTGCCTCGGCATCACCAGCGACCGCTGACTAGCGGAGCACCCTCCCCCCTAAAGGGGGGAGGGTGCTCCGAGGGCGGCTGCCTAGAATTTGGATGTCCCCCGCTGACCCAACTCAGAAGACACAGGGCTGACTGGCGGCTGGCTGTGCCTTCGACCCGTCGCTGCTTTAGGCAGCGTCGGGTCTCTCCGCGTTGGATAGTACTTGCGTCATGGTAACGTCGGTGGTAGATTCGTTGGACGACGGCACCTGCCGTCAGGAGGAGTTCCCCAGATGAGCAAGATTGTTCACACTTTCAGGCAGTCGTGGTTGAAGACCGCAGCAATCTGCCCAGAGCGCGCACGGCGCGAACTAGACGGAACCATGCCGCACCGTGAAACAGATGCGGCTGCTGTCGGGACGGCTGTTCATGCTGGCATCGAAGCACACTTGGAAGGCTTGGCCCCCGAATACGCCGACGCTCTGGAGGTTGCCCAGAATACGTTTGCCGAGATTGAACAGCACCCAGACTTCATCTGGGCCAAGTATTCGCACAACACGGCACAGAGTTTGATCGACACCTTCTTGGCGCAGTGGTGGCCATACGCTGGAAACTTCGTGCCACTGGAGACGGAGAAGCACTTCAACGTACTGCTGCATGAAGATGACAAACGCGAGATCAGGTTGAGTGGGACCATCGATCTGGTGGACGAGAACATCGGTTTGGCTGACTGGAAGACCTCTGGGCGTGGAGCATACGAAAAGTGGGAGTACGAACGGTGGGCAGTACAGCCGACTGTGTACACCTATGCTGAATACGCAGAGAGCGGCAAGGAAGGACCGTTTCCATTCACGTACTTTGTGATGCACAAGAAAGGGTTGCAGCAGTTCACTGTCTGGCGTGATGCCAGCGATTGGGCTTGGCTCCGTCAGCAAGCGGTCGGGTATGCCCGTCTCATTGAGGCGGGCATCCCCGAATGGCCGCTCGCTGACAACCATGCGTTGTGCAGTGCAAAGTGGTGCCCCGCATGGTACTTGTGCAAGGGGAAGCACTACGATACAATTTGAGGTCCCAGCGGGTGTGGCGGAATTGGCAGACGCAGCGGATTCAAGATCCGCCGCTCGTGAGAGCGTGAGGGTTCAACCCCCTCCACCCGTACGCTACATACAAAAGCGGCAGCGCCGCATCAACCAAGGAGAAAGACACATGAGTAACGGACGCAAGGTTGCAGAGGTCATCGATGCTGAGGGTGGCGTTGTTAGTACGACGTTCGCCGCTCCCCGTATCACGGTCTCGTACAGTCGCAAGGTGAACCTCGGCAACTACGAGTCTGCTGATGTGTACGTTGCGGTGCAGACCGATGTGGCCATCGACGCAGACGACGACGCCAAGGTGGCGGCGGTCAAGTCTGCATTCCTGCTCGCTCGTGCAAGCGCGTGTGAGCAGTTGGGCATCAAGTTCACCGTGGACGATGCTACGGTGGTTCAGGAGAAGTTGGAGCGGGTGTTCGGACCTGTTGAGGTCGTGAGTCAGACTCCCAACTACACGGAGCAGGTAGCGGCGATGCCTCAGGCACCGTCTGCCCCTCGTACTGACACGGCAGCGCCGAAGTCCAAGAAGGCTCTCTGGGCCGAGTTGGAGTCGAACCCGTCGAACTGGTACGACAACCGTGCGAACAAGAAGAACCCGAAGGGTCCCGACTTCAAGCGTAAGGCCACTGGTGAAGGACTGTGGCTGGAATACAACGGCTCGTCTGCGGTCCCCGCTGGCGTGACGGTCCCTGACCCCTCGCAGTTCTAGCCAGTCTGGGGGGCACCCGCTTTGGGGATCGGGTGCCCCCCACTTCCACCCCCATACGAAGATCAAGAAAGAGGCATGACTCATGGTAGCACTGATGACACAGGAAGAGATCCAGCAGCGACTGGCAAAGGTCCGTGGAGACCACCTTGACCTCGTCAAGGATGAGCAGGACAAGACTGAGTACCGATACGTTCGACCGTTCCATTCGACTTACGGCAGCATCATGGAGGCGCTGGAGAACCCCGATTCCCGCATCATGCTTGGCCTGCCTGCGATTGATGTGATGACCCGTGGCTTCGGAGCCAAGGAACTGGTGTTCATCAGCGGCTTCGCCCACTCTGGCAAGACGCAGATCGTGAACACCATGATCAAGGAGAACTTGGACAAGCGGATCCTGTTCTTCTCCATGGACGACCCCGCCGAGATGATCCTCCTGAAGTTGGCGTGCATGACCGCTGGTTACTCTGCGGATGTACTAGAGCGCAGGATCCGTCAGGGTGACGAGACTGCCAAGGTCGAACTCAAGACCGCTGCGGTTGACACCTTCAAGAACCTGATCGTGGTGGACGAGAGCCTTGGGCTCTCGGCCATGACCAAGGCTGTGCGTGAGGCCACGACGTACTGGGGCGCCCCGCCTGAGTGCATCATCATCGACTACCTTGAACTGATGCAGGGTAACTCGTTCAGCGATGATGCGAGTGCAAATGTGAAGGCCAAGTCGCAGTCATTGAAGCGTTGGGTCAAAGATCAGGATGCGCCCGTGATCGTGGTTCATCAAGCAACTAGGTCCAAGGGTGCTCCAGGCCAAGCCATCACTATGATGAGCATGGCGTACGGTGGTGAGCAGGAGGCCACCATGGTGATCGGCGTTCGGCGCAAGCGGGACGACGAGAAGTTGGACTCGTTTGAGCGGCAGCGTGTACAGGATACGCTAACACTGCACCTTGCCAAGAACAAGCGCCCGCCCGCACGGGTCACGGCCCCTGAGGGTATCGACTTCTACATGGATCCCGACACTGGTCTGGTGCGTCCACTGCGTGATAATGACATTCGTTCTGGGCAGATGACCATCGATGATGGTACCATCACCAAGGCGGATGACGCCCTGCGGCTGGCGCAGGACCGAGCACGAGCGGCAGGTCTCAATGTCTGACAACATCGAAGAACGGTTCGCCCGCTTGTTCAGCGGACGCACCGAAGCCCATGGGGCTGAGGGCGGGATGTGTGTGCGTGAGGCTCTCACGGACCAGCACTTCTCCAACCACCTCTGGGGTGAGGAGCCCATCGGGGTGTACCCGATGTTCCCGCAAGTGATCAGCGACGAGGACGACGCTGTGAAGTGGTACGTCAACTGGGGTTGCGTGGATCTGGATGTCGCAGCACCGCACAAGCGGCGTTGGGACTACGAAAACACTGGGGACGCACTGCGGGCAGCGTGCAACCTCGTCAACGCCCTGAACGTACTGGGCATCGTTGGCTGGGTAGAAGCATCCAAGAGTGGGGGTTACCACGTCTGGGTATTCAGCGACTGGTGGATTGAGGCTAGCGTTATGCGTCGGGCTCTGCTTGTTGCTTGCGACATAGCAGAAGTTCCCCCCTCTGAGGTGAACCCCAAGGCCGAGTCCTTTGAGGACGAGGGTACCTTGGGGAACTATGTCAGACTCCCGTACGTTGGGGCTCTGGCTGGGGAGGTCACCCGACCCGTCATCAACCCGTGGACTGGTGAACCGATCCCGCTGGGAGACTTCCTAGATCAAGCAGAAGCAAGCGCCGTTCGTCTAGACGCGCTGGACGAGGCCGCGGCGCTGTGGCTTCCTGAGGCCCCCCTGAGGGCCGCAGGCGAGCACACTGGCACTCGGGTACCCCCCGAGGCTGGGAGCCTCTCACGGAGGCTCACAGCAGTGCTGGAGCACGGTCCGTTGAAGGCACAGGACCGCAGCGGCTGGTTGTTCTACGTCGCCCGCTTGTGTGCGGACGACGGGATCGATGAAGAGCAAGCACTGGACCTGCTCATTATGGCAGACGACATGCACACCCACAAGTTCACTGACCGTGCAGATGGCCAACGCCAACTGGAACGGACCATCAGAAAGGCATACTCATGAAAGTGTACGTCGCAGGCCCCATGCGGAACAAGCCCTTGGAGAACTTCCAAGAGTTTGAGGATGTCTCCAAGTGGCTGTCCCACAACCTCAACTGGCAAGTCACCTCAGCCCACGATATGGCCATCGGAGAAGGAGAAGCGGACTTCGCCGCACGGTACGACTACGTCGACGAGTACCCCACCCGCAGATTCTCTGAGGTGGCGCTCAGGCGCAACACCAACAAGAAGTGCGCTATGAAAGCAATTGCTGCTTCGGAGGGCATCGTCATGCTCCCGAAGTGGCAGGAGTCTCGTGGAGCCGTCAAGGAACTCCTGCTGGGCTTGTGGTGCGGGGTCCGCACCATGACCGCAAGCAAAACCGAGAACGGCTACGCTCTGGCTGATCTTCATGTCACCGAGGATGCCCTCGTGGCCATCCTCGCCGCACATCACTCTGGTCGAAAGGTAACCGCAGCATGAGCGTCAAACGCAAGGAATGCTCCAAGTGTAAGCGTAACAGGGCACTCAGGTTCTTCACGGGCAACCGTGGAACCGTGTGCGCTACCTGCAAGCGCAAACAGTCCCGAGACTTCGCACGAGGCACGCACCTCATGAAGACGTACTTTATCACACTAGAAGAGTACGACGACCTACTGGAACTCCAGCGGGGTAGGTGTGCGATCTGTGACGGGTATCGGAGCGGATCGTACGACGTTGACCATGATCACAAGATGGAGAAGCAGTTGCGTTCCGCTGGCTGGTCTCCGCGGAACGCGATGCGCGGCAGCATCCGTGGGCTGTTGTGTCGGCGGTGCAACCGCCGACTGCTGCCAGCCTCAGTGGACAACCCCGACATTCTTGCGGCTGCGATCACCTACCTCAACGGACCCCCTGCGCATGGGATCATCAAGTGACGTTCAAGGACAAACCGTTCTCTGCAAGATTCAGCGAGATGGGAGACCTCTCGGAAGGAGCGTTTGAACAGTGGTGCGAGGACAACGGTCAGAACTACATCCGTTGGGGACTGGACAGACCGCCGCTCGCCATGCAGATGTTGCCGACGCGCTTGAGGTACTCGCCCGACTATCTGATGTCTCGCCAGTTTGTAGAGTGTCAGGGCTATGGCCGAGACGGAATGTTCAAGTTGAAGGTGGAGAAGCACGGGGCACTCCACTGGTGGGCGGATCTGCATCCAGTGCAGATGTGGATCTTGGACTCTAACAAACAGCAGGCATGCTTCTTGACACTCAAGCAGATTGATGCTTTGCTTCCCCTCGGAACAATTGATACATTCCCCGAAGGCAAGGCGTACTTCGCTATCAACGGTGTAGACATCTTCGCTGCTGCTGGAGAATCGTATGCCGTTCAAACATGAGATCCCGTGGGATACTCAAGACTATCCAAGGAGGTCACGGGCCACGCCCGAAACGGACTATGAAGCACTCATGCAAGCAGCCCCCCACGAACCCATTGAACGAAGCGTTGAAAGCCTCCTACCGTTGCGCGAGCGCCTTACACAAGCGTTTGAACAACTCGGTGAACGTGATCGGTGGATTGTCAACAGCATTCTGGTCGAACGTAAAAGTATCCGAACTACTGCTGCGGACCTCTCGCTTGCAAAGTCGCATGTGGACCGACTCTACAAAGCAGCACTGAACAAATTACGGATCATCTTGGAGGATGATCCCCTAATCATGGAGTACCTGAGTGAGTGAAGTCGAACGCCTACGAGCAGAGAACGAACGCCTCGTGACTCTTCTCAAAAAGATCACGGAGATCATTCATGCAGCCAGTCGCACCCTCTACAACCTTGAGTACGGGATGGGAACGACTGGCATCGGTGACTTGGACACGGGCCGTGAGTAACGAAATCAGAATCACTAATCCCGACACAGGTGGGCAGAAGGGCAAAAAGATTGAACGGTATGATCTCATCCCTGCTGGCCCACTGCGCGAGGTGGCTCGCAACTATGGTATCGGCGCACAGAAGTACGCCGACCGCAACTGGGAGAAAGGGACCGACTGGTCCCTGAATTTTGCAGCACTCAACCGCCACCTCTGGCTATGGTGGGAACGAGAGCAGATGGACGAGGCTGGCTTCCATCACCTCTCAGCGGTGGTGTTCCATGCGCTTGCGCTCATGGAGTTTGAGAGGACACACCCCGAACTGGACGACAGGCCCTAAGGCCCGTATTTATAATCCAAATCTTCACGCAAACCAAACAAGCGAAGTGCTTGTTCCTGAGAAATACCCAACTGTTTTCGTGGGTCAGACAACGAATCAATACGGTCCAGTAAATTATCGGGTCCCATTGGTCCAAAGCCACTATCGTTCGATGAGCGGGTTGCTAGATACATAGCAGCCTGTGCTGAAAAAGGATCGCGCTGTGGTGGAACCCTCGGCCTTCGCGATTGTGGACCCCGTGGCCCCTGCGGTCCGATCCACCCAGAATAAGGCTTTTTTGCTACCAGACCTGCAGCCCTCAACTTTGCGATTCTGTCTGGGGGAGCGTGAAACCCTACCTGCCCACGCATCAACGAGTCTCTAGTCCGCTGGCCCAAATCTCTTTCGTTATCACCACCAAGAGAAGCGCCAAAGTCGTTAGCATACTGTTCAAGTGGAGCAGTATGAATTCCCCTTGGCCCAAGCGTCGGCATCCCGTGTTGGTCTCTTGGCATGGTGGGTCGCGCAGTAGCCAGTTCAGCCCGACCTTGCGGACTGGTCTTCAACCAGTAATAACCTCGCCCGCCAGTTCCTAGAGTAATGTCAACATACTTATCCGCCGCAGCGCGGTTTGGAACATATTTTGTTTGGGCAATGTGACCAAGTTCGTGGCCCAGCGTATTGCGATTCATCGCCTCGGGGGCCATGTAGATCGTGCCGCGTCCACGGACAAGCGGAGATTGCTTTGCAAACGCTTTAGCAATATAGGCGTAATCAGGTCGCTCTTGAACCCTTATTCCACTGGTACTTTCTAGTCCAGCGCTCAGACCCGTCTGAGCGTTGAGCGCCGCAAGAACTCGCTGCATGAACAAAGAACGAGCAACGGCACCCTCTCCAGCAGTACTCATGCTTTGCCCCTAGTTGGTGATCGGGATGCCCGCATCACCGAGGGTGTTGTGCATGAAGTAATTCAAACCCCCAAGCGACTGACGATTGGCGTTATAACCCCACCGATCGGTTGCACGGCTGGGATGGTTGCGCAACTGCGCCATCAAGTCGTACATGCGGCGACGCATGATTCGCTCTTCGGTATCGTCAAGCCCGTCAAGCCCATTCTTGTATCGATCCAAGAACTGGCCAGTCTGATTACTCCAGTAACCAGCACCACGCAAACGAGGATCGGTGGAGAACGTAGCAGGACCCATAGTAGCCTGATTCGGGTCAACACCAGCCGTGTAGGGATGAACAGCGGTAGGAGCGGGATGCTGCGGGCTAACGGGTCCCTGCCAGTCAGCGGCGGTATTAGCGCCACTAGCGTCATTCCACGCAGCGGCAGCAAGGTACTTAACAATATCGTCGTGCTGCTTGCGGTTGCTCCAGATCAACTTGTTCTGATCGCGCGAAATACCGCGGTCCTTGCCCCAATCCTGAGCATAAGCCATCTGCTCCTTGCGCTCATTGCGAGCCGCACGGCGAGTGACGAAGTTGTTAGCCTTGTTCGGATTGGTTGCCATTAGTATTGCTCCTTACGGGTATCGTACGGCCAGCACATGGGCAAGCACGCTACGGGTCTGAGGGCCGACGATACCGTCAACCTTGATATGGAAAAACCGCTGAACATTCTTGACCGCGGTTTCGGTAGCGGGACCAAAGTCCCCATCCACCTTGATCTGCTGGGCAGCGCCAGCGATAAGCGCAAACTGAAGGTTACGCACATCGTGACCCTTGGTGCCCTTAACCAGAATCGGGCCATTCACAAACGTGCGCGAGAGATCATGCGCAGCCTTATAGAGAGTGCTGAACACAGCATCCTTCGGAGCAGACGGCGGCAGTGGAGGCGGAACCTGCCCCAACTTGGCAGCAGCACGCTTGATAATCTCTCCACGCTGCGCAACAATCTGAGGGCCTGGACATCCATAATGTCCACCCCATGCTGCACCACCAGCACCATGATAAATGAGTCCTCGCCCGTTGCGAGAATCATCCGCCTGTGCCAGCGGAACATTGTACGTCTGATGCAACCATGCAAGGATGGTCGCTGCCGACGTTACCTGAGCGTCGGTCAGCGCCTCCCCATGATCCCCATATCCCTCAAACTCAACGCCGATCCAATCGATGTTGCCGCTGCCCTGTGTCCAAGCGCGGTTGTTGAGGTCCACCAACTGAGCGATACGCCCGTCCTTGCCGCACACAAAATAGCAAGACACATTCGACGCAGGGTTGTTGCACCACGCGATTGTGCCTTCGTATGAGCCCACGGCAGTGTGCAAGACCATGCCGCGAGGCGGGCGGTTCACACCGCCCGCTGTGAAGTTACGGACGGGACGCCAGTCGGCGAAGGGGGCGCGCATCAGCAGTTCTTTCCAAGGTGGGTGGAGTGGTACCCCTTGCCCGCCTTGGCAGACGAAGACGAGGTCCTATCCGCACCCTTGATGACGCGACCAGAGCCCTGCGCTACCTGAGTCTTGCGACCCTTGGTCAGTCGGATCTTAGCCATTTGATGTTACTCCAATCTCGGTAAGGGTTTTGACGCAACCCTTAGGGTAAGTTGCTAGTCCTGCGACCATGTTATCCGCATGGTCGTAGTCTTGTGCAAGGATGACGTACTTATCGTCAGCCCTGATCAACCAGCCCACAGACCGCATTACGGCTGGGGCTGGCTTGACGCTTGTGCGAAGGACCCAAGTCCCCTCGTGAGGGGTAATGTCCTCCCATTCGATCTCTACGAGTTTCGGTGGCCTACGACGCGGAGGCACTACGAAAGTCCGTCACGCCCTGAACACCGAGGTACGCAGCGATGACCGCCGCTGCCGCGACGTACTCCCTCTGCGCACAGAACGTGGCAAAGGCCGCCACGGTCAACAAAAACTTGCGGCTGGTCAACCGCCGAACAATACCCTGCATGATGCATCCTTTCGTACTACTTATTGGGTCTTGATGTCCCCTCGGGTCTCCACATGCTCAGCAAACATAGCAAGTTCGCCTCGCATGGTGTGGACCTGAGTATGGATCTCATCTATCTTGTTTCTCAGAATTCCGTTGGCCACACGGGACTGGAACACCTCTTCTCTGAGTGACTCCACGATACTCTTGATAATCCCAACCTCAGTCACAAAGATGTCGTCCAATGACGTTTGCATGGTGTTAGCCTGCTTGGTGCGCTGGCTGGACTTATAAGCCAGCCAGCCCAAGATCATGGCTTGGGCTGCGCCAATACCTGCTATAGCAACATCAAGGTGGGTTACCATTACTTCTCCATGTACTGTCGGCGCATGAGTTCGTTCTCCTGATCGCGCGGCGTGTTAGTTCTGACTGGCAGACCCACATACGAGAGCCAGTTTGTGATTCTGCGATCCTTGTGCTTGCTTTCAGCGGGGATCATGCGCCTTCCTTGCCCGTAGAATGGCATCAACTGTTCCAGCAGGTAATCGGTCTTAGCCTTACCACCAATGAAATTAGCCACTGGTTTCATCGGGCCCTTGGTGCCGATATACCCTTCTGTGTTCTGGGTATCCTTGATCGGAATCCCCTTGAAGAATTGGCGAGAGAACGCCAATTCAGCAGGCAACTTCAACGGCACCGCCATCTGACTAAAGTACGGATCCAGCAACGTCGGATAAGTGCCCAACTTCTTCGGATTCCAATTCTCGGCATCTGGCAGGGCCTGCCCCAGCGTCCGTGTCATCGGGAGGTCGGGGGTGAAGAACATCTGGTTCTTACCCGAGTGCATGGGCAACGGGATGCCGAACATCTCGTTCGTCAGGAACGAAGGCACAGGCTTTCCCGAGTCGGCCTTGTCCTCAAACGCACGCTTGAACTGCTGGTAGTACCTGTACTTGTTTGGGGTCGTAGCCATCATCTCCATCTGGAGCGGGAAGTTATACCGAGTCCAAACGTAGAACGGGACGATGCGCTTGACCGCATTAGTCTCAAAGTTGCTGAGGTTGGAGTAGTCGAAGTGGTACCGCGTAACATCGTCAAGGGCCTCTTGGAGGCCCGTGCCCTTGCTGAGACGGTCCCACATGAGCGCACCGCGCAAACGGAACTCCACATCGCCACCAAAGGCCGCGGAGGCCCTGAGGGGGCCGTAGCGGGGGCTGAACGGGTTCTTGGAGGGCTTGATGCTCGCAGCCACGCCGATCTCGTGGTGCGAGTACTGACCGCCACCCACGTTCTCGTAGATCACCTTCATCCATTCGGCTTCCTCGCCCTCCAACTTGCCAGCCTTGAAGAGTTGGATCTTCCTCATAAAACGCGATGTTGCGCCAAGTTCTACACCTGCAAGATAATTGTTGAAAATGCCACCCATGAGGTTGCGTACATGAAAACCTGGAGTAGTCAACTGCCAAGCCTTCACATACGTCATAAACTTATCATAGTAGCCCAAGAAGTTCCGCATGCCCTCGGGAGTGGACACGGTAGCCACTTGGTTCAACAACTCGGCAACCTGCGAGTCTGTCACAAGACCCTGCGACTTCTGGAGCCAGACGATACGTGAACCCTGATCCTCCGCCAATTTGGCGAGGTTGCGGACCGTCGTCAACTTGTTCAACTGCTTGAACGTCTTGGTCGGGTCGCTGGTCGGGTACCGCAGGAATCGCTCAGCACCAGCGTTTTCGGCCTGCGACTGCGCAGCAATCGCGGCCTCGGCGGTGGAATCTCCGCCAGCGGAGTCCACGGCAGCAATCACCCTGCGCTGCTTGTTCTGCACCCAGTTGCGAGTATCACGAGCCGTGCGCCGCGCTTGGGGCGCAGCAGCAGGATCCTTGGCTTGCGCGTCCAGACGCGCCACCAACTCATCGTCATGCTGCCCATTCAAAATCGGAGCGGGGTCGGCCAGCATCTCAGGATCGGCAGCACCAGCCTCGGGAATCCCAAGAACGCGCGCACGATCCCTTGCCCCCGCTGGGGTGGATTCAAGGAAGTACGGCTTTTTGCCCGAGGCAACGCGTTGGGAATCAAGATTCAACAAGTGTTCGGCATAACGCTCACGACTAGCAAAAGGCTTGTTAGCGACGGGATCGATTTGCTTGTTCCAAATCTTACGATTGATGTAATCATCAATCGTTTCTGGCCCTATGCCAATTCGGTTTGATCCACCGAATGCACTGTGCTTCGGAGTGCCAGTCTTAAACTCATCCAGAGGATTAAACGGCTTAGAACTTTCGCCATAATACATATCGCCAAAAGGCGAAATATCCGCAAGTTCGGGCGGCGGGGTCACACGCACGGGGGCGGGCTGCGGCACCCCGATGCCATGCTTGGCCATAAGTGCTTCCACATCCGCCAGCGGCACCTGACCATTACCCGCCCCGAGGTTCGGAACCGACATCGGAAGATCCAGCGTACCCAACTCGGTCAGCGCAGCATCAACCTGTTCGATGCTGGAGGGCAACTTCCAGTCGCCCTTAGTCGGAACCAAGATCAGTCGGTTCTCGTGGTCCACCATCATCGTGCTGGTACCGTTGGCCTGCGCATCACGAAGATATGCACCATAGCGAGCAGACAGACCCTTGAACTTGTCACGAGCCTGCTTGGCGAGCCCAGCGCCCATGACCGCCTCGCCGTTACTCTTCACGACCGTGTTGGTCGGAATGACAGCGTAATGACCAGCAGCGTGATCATCCCAGATGTTCGCACTGGAACGGATCTTACCAACAGGAGCAGCCTTAGGTGCGACGACCTTCTCCACGGCATCCATGGTAGCAGCATGCTCTTCCAGACGCTTCAACCCGCCTTCCAACCTTGCCCGATGGGAAGGAGTCAGATTGGGGCTCTGCAACTTGTTACGGATGTGCGCCAGCGTCTCGTCAGCGCGACCCTCCTTGATGCGCTGCTCCGCCAACTTAGAACCCTCATAGAATGCCTCCGCATCCGAAGCGGTACTCCCAATATCGGCAGGGACGACCTTACGGCTCGAACGCGCGCGGAACTCGCGTTCAATCTGAGTCATCCGCTTCTTGATGAGATTGCCAGCCTTACGGTGTTCATCGAAGCCCGCAGTATCGCCAGCCTCCTTGGCAGCCTTAGCCAAGTTGAACTCTTCGGTCATGCGACCGTTCCAGAACTCCTTGGCCTCGTTTGCATCCTTGAACGCAGGAGCACCGCCACCGCCCAACACATCAGCCCAATCCGCTCCCTCCATCTGCCAATCGGGCTTCGCCTGATTCCGCAACCACGGCTGTGCATCAGCCATTGCTGCCATAGCATCAACCACGGCCTGAGACTCTTCATCAGTGCCAGCAAACGCTCCAGACGGCAACTGTCGGATGCGATCCTCACCCCGCATCAGTGCATAACGATCCTTCAGAATGTTGTACTGTCCGACCAGCCGCTCCTGCGCTGCCTGCGAATCAGCAAGAACCTGTACCGCCATGGGCTTAGGACGTTCGCCCATGGCCTTCAACTCCTGTTTGAGCGCCTTGAACTCGCGTCCCTCCGCACTCGTGGTGTAGCCACGCTTGTCGCGGGCAGCAATGATCAGGCGCTTGCGCTGCTCCAGCCCAGCCCGCTTGGCGTCCCACTTAGCCTGTGCCTTTGTCTCGGTAACGTACGGAGAGGGGGGTGGCTGCAAAGGATCGGGCGCTCCAATAGGAGCGTCCTGAGGTCCGCCCATGGGGTGGGAGGGGGCCATGTACGAATCAATAGTAGAACGTACATCAAGTTCAGGGTTATGGATCGCCCGTACAATATTGTCCAAAGCGTCTTCCGAAATTGCAGTACGACGTCCAGCGGGTCCCTCAAGAACCTGCTGGATCATGACGCGAGTCAGTTCCTCGTCCTTGCCAGAAACAATCGCAGCATACAAACGAGTCAATTGCTCCTCGCCGCGAAGGTACACCTCGGCAGGGGTGCCCATAGAGGGGTCAATGCTCTGGAGCGATTGCGTTTCCTTGATCTGGCTAACGGTGCGGTCGTAGAACGCCTTAGCGCGAGGACCAAGAAGGTCCGCAGCGATCTCGTGCGATAGCGGGAGCGGTTCGTCGGTGATGCGCTCAGCCTCGGCGCCAAGCCCGTGCAACTTGCCACGCAAGGTGTCGCTTGAAGGAACGCTGAATTCTGCAACGCCTTCAGCCCGCCGCACATCCTGCAATGTTCCAGCAAGATCGTACATGGTGTCCAATTGCTTGATGGCTTCTTGGCCAGTTGCAAGATTTTGCGTCGCTTGCTTGTCCATCACTCGCTGGACACCAAGATACACATCGCCAAGATTGCGCTGATGCTGCAAAGTGCGAGCGTTGATGGTCTTCTCATGCGAGAACAGAAGGTCCTTGCCAAAGAACGCTTCCTTGGAAACGGGTTGACCCTTCCATATCAGTGACTCGTCGCCCCGCTGCGCTTGCACAAGCGCATTACCGAGACCCTGCTCTCGGTTAGTCGCCTCGGCGTTCTCCAAGATGGACCCAGCACCACCCTCTTCCCAAAGAGCGGTCTCAACGTGATCCCGTTCGTTACCCAGTTGATTCAACTTCTTGAGGATAGCGTCAGCTTCTTTATCGCTGCTGACAACAAACGCCTTGTTCAGGCGTTCTACTTCGGCATCAATCTCATCGATGCGCTTCTGAAGTGCGGTAGGATCGGAAGTATCATAAACCCTTCTCCCCCTCTTCACAGTCTTGGAAACAATATCACCTTCGACATCTGCCTGCTTGGGATCAAAGTTGTTGCCCCAAGTCTTAGACTGGTTGGGGTCAAACGTACCCGATTCAGAGAGGTCTTCGTACTTACCGATACCTTCCATGGGATTCTCGTCCCAAGCGATGGCTCGTCGCTCAGCGCGACCCATCTCTTCCAACTGGCGGTACATCTCGGACGAGTGCGGAGATGCATCGATCTCCTTCATCAAAGTATTCAGCGGGGCTTCAGTACCCTCGCTAACGCTTTTTGCAGTTGCCTCGTTGATAATATGCTGAACGCGAGTTGCTACAGCCTTGCCGTACTGTTGCTGCGCGTAGCGCGGCGTAATGTTGCCGCGCAACGCCTCAATCGCTGCGTCACCCGACTCGGACGATGCCAACTGGGCCAACTTGTCAAGTTCGTCGTCGGTGGGGTTCGGAGGTAGCGCCTCGTCGATCCACTGGTCGGTTGCGGGATCAAAGTTGTTATGTGCGGGAATGCCTTCAGCAGGACCGTTGTAACCCTTGAACTTGGGCGACGACTTGTTAGCAAGAAGTGGGTCCACAGGCTCGGGCGGCGTCCACGGGTCAGGAGCAAAGCCTTCCCACGGCTCGCCGCGGCCACGGATAGCCGCAGCCCTTGCACTCATCTGCCCGCTCTCCACGCTGGCAGCAGCCGCAGCCATGCGCTGCTGCTCCAGCGCCTGCAACGCCCGACGCTCACCCTCGCTGGCCGTACCATCGTTCACCTTGGCGATCAGCGCACGGCGGGACATCTCCTCGTTCGGAGTCATCTGCCGCGGAGGCATGCCTACATCGAACGAGTCTCCAAACGAGGACACATCCATGAGTTTAGGACCCACAACTCCAGACGGCGGACTAACAAAATCCGTGGGATCCTCGTAGACTGGCGGGGGCTCGTTCGGAATCGGACGTTCAAATGGCGGCTGGTCGTTCGGGATCGGACGACCACCCTTCCGTCCCATTACATTCTTGACAATATCATCGATACTTTCAGCACTATCAGTCGGATGGGCAATACCCCATCCGACCAACTCGTCCAGCATGGCCTTGCGGCCCAATTGCTGGTCAGCGTAACGCATGTAGTTTGAAGAAATCTTATACAGGTCAGTCTCGAACGCACCCTTGCCGTACAAGGTTTCAAGCAGGGCACGAGCCTCAGCCTGATTGCTCACACCCAACTCTTGCAAGGTTGCACGATGCTTCATGAACGGAGCCTTGGGATCATGAGCAATTGTACCCTTGGGAACATCTTCAGCCGCAGCAAGCAAGGCTTCCTTGCCTTCAGCGGTAAACATGCGCGGAATGTATTGGCCATCAGGGATTTCCCCAACAGGAAGGCCAGCCTTCTTCAGCGCGCGATGCGCAGCGGCATAGAAGTTTGCAACTTCACGCCCGCCCTCAACTGCGTCAGGCGTGCCCATCTCCACGGCCTTGAGAATCTCAGCCTCACGCCCCTTGATCGCTGGAGCAACAGCCTTCATCCACAAAGTCGTAAGTTGCGAACCCACCTCAGCATCAGTGCCAGCAGCCTTGATCAACTTGTCAGCATGCTCGGGGAACAGTGTCCTAATCGTGTCAGCATCAATCATGACCCCAGCGGCAGCCTTGGACCGCAGCATATTCATAGAACGCTTGACGCCAAGACCCGAGTACACTTCGTCGGGATTACCAGATCGAATCATGTTTCGGATCTCTTGCCCATACTCACCAGCGTACTTGGCCGAAACTTTGTCAGCAAACTTGCTCGCGCCCAAAGCGCGAGCAGGCTTGCTGAGGACACGCTGCAGGGGGTTTGTCACGTTCTTAGAGAGAAGCGGAATCAACTTCTCTTCAGGAACAACCCTACCTCCAGTCAAACCACCAACAACACCCCTAGAAATACGACCAGTTCCAGGCACTCTCCATGCAAGACCACCAGCAACCTTCTCTTCAGGGAACAACCGCTGAATGTCCTGCTTCCTCAACACACGCTTGCCCTTGGAGATCACATCAGCAGACGCCCGCCTGACGTAAGATTCTGCCTCCTTGCGCGCCAACTTGCCAGCAGCCTGCTGAGCCACCTCGTCCGCACCGCTAGCAGCCGCCTTGGCGATAGCCGCGGCGACTTCACGCTCAGCCAGCGGAACACCAGCCTCGGCAATACGAGTCGCCACCTGCGCACTCGTACCCGCCAACTTTGTTGTACCAGCCGTCAAGTACGTCATCGGGTCAAGACCAAAGTCACCAGCAGCACCAATAAATCGCTTGGCCCACTTGTCGTTCAGGATCGTATCGTCATCCCAAGTGTGCTTGTCCAACCCTCGCTGGAGATACGTGCCGACACCAGTCTGCTTCCAGAAGTCCTTGCGGTTCTTCTCGTTCTCGTACGAGTTCAGAACACCAGCAATATCAAAACCCTTGCCCTTTAGCGCATCGGCTGTCTCGCCAACCACGCCAAGACCCACACCGCGACCCAGAGCGCCAACAGCCCCACCAATGTCGCCATCTTCCAACTCTTGCGCAACATCACTGACATGGGAAGCCACGTACGAGTAGGGCATGCGCATTCCCTTGAGCCCTATCTGAACGGCCTTGTTGCCCATGACCATTGCCCCAAACCGCTTCAACGGATTAGACTCTTCAGGATCCGTCCAACCATCGCCCGATTGGGATTTACCCGTAGGCTTGCTGTTGCCAGCACGCCCCGTCTGAGGCTCCTGTCGCTTCTCTTGCTGCCCGCCGCGACTCTGGCGCTGCGGGCGATAGCCACCACCGCCATCCATTCGGTCAATGCGCTTAGCAGTCTCAAAATAGTTGACCGCGTCAGCCAACTTCTTGGCGGACTCCAGATCCCCAGCATCGCGCGCACGCAACGCATCATTCTTATAGCCCTCAATGACCCACGGATGGACCTTGGCAGCCTTGCCGCCAGCAACATCCATTGCATGCTTTTTGGCGTACTTGGCCGCAAGATGGTAATCATTCGGGTTCATCCCCGCAGGATGACTTGACACCCACAATTCGTCAGTAACAAATGGAGCCTTCTTGCCACCCTCGCCACCTACGTAACGCATGTTAGCATCATAGGTATCAGATTTGATACCAGACAATGCACCACTAATAGCACGACGGTTTTTCGATGCCTTGGCAGCATCGGTTGCCGTCTTGATCTGGTCACTCGTATACGTCTTTGTCTTTTTGCGAGCCATTAGTAGGGCATCTGTCCAGAGTTAATAAACGCGTCCACATCGTCCATTGTGTATGGAGTAGCGGTGAGCGAGTTATGGTAGGCATTACGTTGCTTGATGAAATCATTGAGCATCTGATACGCTTGCGGGTTGATCGGCTCAGTCTTGGTAAGTTTTTCACCCTTAGCGTTTGTCAGGCGTCGAACACCACCGTACCTTGTCAAAAGGTCCTGAGCACCCGCACCACGAGTCTTTACCAACGTCTTATAAATTGAACGCACCAGTGGACCACTATTGTTACCATAATTATCCTTCAACCAATCTAGTCCGCGGCGCTCTTTTGGAGCGCCAGCGTTAAGATACCTGAAGATTGCCATGCGGTCAGCAATGCTTGCGCCACCACCGTCGCCACCACCGCCACCACCACCGCCGCCGCCGCCAGAGCGGCGGGCAGCAGCCTCCTGCTGCGCCTGCAACGCAGCCTGTGCCTTCGCGTTGTACACATCACCCTGAATACCAGACTGGAACGCAGCACGCATCCGTCCGACGCCCGCTTGGCGGTCGTTGGACAGGTTCTGGTACATCTGCTGCTGCTGCTGCTGGTAGGTGTTCTGAGCGTTGGCGGCGTTCTGGAGCGCCTGCATCTGATAGTGCGTGCGAGGATCCTGCTGGATCCCCTGCCCCGCCAAGTCAGCGGCCCCAACCGACTGGGACCGCTGGAGGTCAGCCATCCGCTGCATAAGACCAGTATTTACCTGCTGAGCCTGTTGGGCGTTGAAATCAGTCGTTTGCTGACGCATTCGACGGATCTCATCCTCGTACCCGTTGTACACGCCCTGCATGCGCTCTTGCGCCTGTCGACCCCACAAATCATAATCAGGGTTCAAATAATCTACCATTACGCTGTCCCCCTGATCTGCGCAGCCTTCTGCGCCCAATACATTCGCTGCTGGTCTTCAATGTTGGCCATCATATCTTCGTAGCCACCTCGGCTCTCATCCGACTGATTGGCATAATTGGCTCTCTGGTTGTAGTAGTCCTCGGCCAACCTGCCGAACGAGTCCTGTCGTTCAGCATCAAAATCCTGCATCTCTCGGTTATAGATCCCACTTGTCATAAGTCCCCGCTGGTTGAACCCACGGGGAAACGATGCCCGCGCCTTGTTCCAGTTACGAGTCTGCGACCCAAAGTCGCGCCCGTAACGGGAGTCCAACTGGCTTGTCTGGAGGTTGATGCGGTTCAGGGACGACGAGTAGTTCCGCATCGCGGAACGCTTCTGGGAGTCGTATGAGTACTGTTGGGTGGGATCAAGATCGTACGGCATATTGTGTTGTCACCTCTATATAAAGTGGGGTCGTCCCCTAGTCCGTTGGGAATCTAAAGTTATAAATTCTACCGAAGAGGCTGTCCCAAGGTTTGTTGCCCCAGTTTTTCCATTGTCCATCCATGTCAAATCCGCCATCGGGATTTCCTCCAATGCGAGACAACTGGCCCCATACGTTTCCCGAAATGGACACCCAACCATCATCACCAATTGCCAACCAACAAACTGGAGCAGTGATGGTATACACATTACTCAAACCAGTAGCCCAATAACTAGCAGAACGATTGCCATCTTGAAGCCAACTAGGAATCGCTCTGGCAACATTAAGTCCGCTCTCAGAAACTGGACGATAGCCAGTGGGCAACTGAAAAAGATTGCCGTTGGCAGCGGTTCCTCCAGAGTAATACCAACGTCCCTCAAGTTCAACTTGTCCATGAGAGTTCTTACGATAACGCAAGGAACTCAGATAAGAACCTACGCCAGATGCAAACGTAAAAGACGTCTGCCAAGTACCATCAGTTGCGACAGCGGTAGCAAGATTGGTTTTGTCCAGCATGACATAGCCGTCCTTGGACGGCGACAAGTCGGAGCGGACCTTAACCCAATTAGGCAAGAGCAGCCTGCCTACGAACAGTCAACGCAAGGTTGATGTACTGCGCCGTAAATGCCGTGGAGAACGAAGCCCGCTGGGTAGCCAGCAAACGGGCCTTGACAATATACGGCGAGGCATACGCCTTCTTGGCAATCTTGATGATCGTCACAGAGCCATATGCCGCAGTTTCGGGGGCCACGAGCAAACACGCAGAGTTCTGACGAGCCGCAGTCTCCCACGTTGCCCCATTGTCAAACGAAACTTCCAACGTCGTAAGAATCGTAGAGTTCCCATTGCCGCCACTGTACTCCACGCTGGCCGTAGCCTCCAAGACCAAGTCAGAAGCAGTCGCATTGACAGGGATAGCCGTACCAGAATCGACGGTAGCAAGCGACGTAAAGGCTGGGGATGTCGCAACCGTAACGCTAGCAGGAGTGCTTGTGAACGTCATCTCGCCACTATACGCATTGCGCAAGGCGTCAACATACGCCTTGCGCGTAAAATCATTGGCTGCTACGGGATCCGTGGATGGACCCGAAGGCACAGAGGTAAAAGCCAGCGAAGCATCCTTGAGGATGCAGTAGGTGTCAACGTACGACTTGATTGCGTCGAAATTGGAGTTGACATCCGCAGCCACAGCATCAGTATTGGCAGTGAATTCGATAGGACTGGGCATTGCCATTAGGATCTCACTCTCTTCGGGATGTACTTCCAAGTAATACTGTTCACGCCCCACTTGACCGTCGTGGTCGTAGGGCCAACAATCTTCAACGCCACGGCAGTCGCCCTACCAAGGCGACTGCCTCTCGTGATGCCCTGAGGCAAGCCCACGCCCAGCGCCCATTGCTTCTCGTCCCACTTGCCCACATCCCACACAAGAGCAGTGCCAGAGTTGGTGGTTGAGTTCAAGTAGAAAGTTCCGCCAACGTTCGTGTTGTCGTAGTCACGATACGTCGTACAAGTCAACTGATAATCTTCGTCCTTGCGGTACACAAACACAGGACGACGCCATGACTTGACGACCGCAGGGTTGCCCACATCGACCCACGGGGTCGTGTACTCAGTCAGGATTGGCTCGCCCGTGCCCGTCAGGTTGTCGGTGTCGCCCGTCTGGTGCAACGCAATAATCTTCGTACGTCCCTGCGAGTAGGAGCAGGTCAACCACTTGGGGTCGGTGGCAGGCGGAGCATAGTCCAGCATGACGCCAAGACCAGCACCAAGCGAAACGTCGCCAAACTGGTAGTGGGTCCACCCACCCTGCTTGTTGCGCGAGCGCAACGCTGGATCTAGAACATATACATCCGTATTGCCCGTGATCCCAACGTCGCAAGGCAGCGACACCCACAACCGTTGCTTCAACCAGCCCATTGTGATTGTGGCCCGCTGAGTGCGGTCCACAGTGCCGTCCTCTACAATCGGGCGCATCGGCTGGAACACATCATGGATCCCAGTACCATCATAAAAGTAGACGCCCTCGGGCCACGAGAAGAAATAGACCCCAGCCTCCGTCACAGCAATAGCCTGTTGTGAAACCGCACCAATACTGCGGGACAAGTTTACAACTTCAAATGTGTCGGCATCATAACCACGAATGAGGAAAACTGAATTGCTTTTGAAGACGAGAAGCCCATCACGCCAAGAAGCAATGCCAGTAATAGAGTCGCCAGCGCCAGACTCAATATCAATGTAGTCGCTGCTGCGCCAATCTTCAGGAAACCCTTCATGAGACCACCTTACCCTGTTTGGATGGTTCTTCTCGGAACCACCACTCGTTTCATAAGTGTTTGCAACCCATACAAAGTCGCGGTGAGTCAAGATGAACTCAGCCTTAGGCATGCGCCCGTTGGTCCTCGTCCCAATGGTCTCAGACCACGACGGCGTCACGGACGGATCCGTGAGCGCCGTACCCGTCGATCCGTTCCAGCGAATCGGTACCGCCGTACCCCCGCGAGTAATATAGCAAACCACATTTCCAAGCGAAGTGGGATCACGAAACGACGCACCTTGCATCGTTCCCGTGTACGCAGTTGACCATGGAGCGGAGCCCGTACCCACTTGCGTAAACGCAGTGCCATCGTTTGTGGAATACGCAATACTTTGACCCTGTTGACAAATCAACTGACGAGTTGAACCATTGGGAGTGTAATGTCCCCACATATTCTTGATGGTCGAAGTCAGGGCCGTGCTGTTCAATCGCGCTGTGCCATCACGGCGCGCAAAGCCACCCAGCGGATCAAAATCGACATTCAAACATGAGGCGGTCTCGTTTGGACCCAACTGGAACGGGTCCGCGTTGAGGTTCAAACCACCTTGAAAGTCTGACATTGGCTGGGTCGAAATGCGCTGGGGCATGCGCTATTCCCATTCGTACGCAAGCGGGCCAAGGACCCGCTGCGTGCGGTACGGCTCGCCACTACGCCCACCACCGTTCATGACCAGCGGCTGGGCGGTCACGTTCCCGCGCCAACGCTTAGCAAGATTCTTCAACTCGCTCGTAAACTCCGAACGGTAAAACTGTGCCATCTCGGGGTCGTCCTGCTGTGCGTACGCACGCGAAAGAGCCCACTGGGCGATGAGCGGGTGGAACTCCTCGGGCATGTCGGGAGTCTGGTCGCTGCTCGTCACCCAATTCCAGTCGGGCTGACGGATCCCAGAGACCCAGTAGTAGTCGTTTGTCTCGGACGGAGCAGGCCAGAGGTACAGGATCCGTCCCCACTGGCTGAACGACTGAGGACGCCCAGAAGGGGCGTCGTCTCGGTACTCGGAACGGATCTGACGGTGATCACGAGGCGTCAACGAGTAATTGATGCCTCGGACATCATCAATGAACTGGAGCGGTGTCGGGGTGGTCATCCCAGCCTCAGCATCCAGATCGTAGGACTGCTGATTGGCTACAGTATAGAAGTAGTACTCAACTTGAAGCCACGTGGGTGATTCTTCAAAGAACGAGATGATGCGGATGACTGCATCTCGCATGAACACATCAAGCAACTCGTTGGGCAACTCGTCCGTGTCAACGTCCAAGTGCGTTCGCACGAACGAACGGATGGCGGATGCTGTCATTGCTGCCATCCGTTATTCCCCTTCCTGAGACCCTCGCAGGTGTCCAATACAGCGTTCGCGCGTCTTGACTTTTGATGCTGAGCAGTAGGTTCCATCCTTCTTGATGGCTCCACACGCATTGTCATCACCGATGTACTCTGCGCCCATGGTGAGCGTCTGGTAAGCATCGGCATGGAGGGTGCGTCCGTTGAAAGACGCACCCTCCCGCAGCCCAGCGGGGCTAGAGCCAGTCGGCTGACCGACTGGCTGCCGATCACCACTCATCAGGTGAGGTCCGCCACGATGACGTTGAACGTCCGCGAAGCGCCAGTGGTGGCACCCGTGGAGTCGAACGAGAACGTGACGACATCGGTGGCCGTAATGGTGGCACCCGTCAGGATCTGGCCCGTCGGCAGAGCCGTCGTCGGGGCGACCCCGATGACGATATCCCCGAGCGCAACACCAGTGATCGAACCAGAAGCGACCGTGCCGCTACTGGAGAGAACGGCAGCAGCAGTGCTGGCGGCACCCTGCGTCGGCGTGGTGATGGTGACGGTGGCCTGATAGAAACCCTTGATCGGGAGGGCGGAATTGAGGTAGAAGTCCTCTTCCAAGTGGACGATGCTCTTGGTAACGCTTGCAGCAGCCATGTGGCTATCTCCTTAGGGGTTCGGGGGGAACAGGGGATCCGTCCCTGTTCCCCCCGTGGACGGATTACTAGGCCATCACGCCGAGGTAACGGCGGTTGCTCGTGACGAGGTTACCGTAGCAGAGGATCTGCGAGTAACGAGCGTCCTGACCGTGCGGCTTCTCAAACGGCGTGTTCTTGAGCCAAACGTCCGAGTGGACCTTCAACTTGAGGAACTGCGAGTTCAAGAAGTACATCTTGGCCTCGGTGAGGGCAGCGTCCCACATGACAGGGGCCGACTTGTAGAGAAGGTTCTCAAAGCCAGCATCCGCCGTCTTGGTCGACTGGTACCGCAACTGCGGCTGGAGCAAACCCTCGTAACGCTCCCACGCAGTCTGCGTGGTGAGGATGAAGTCGGGCTTGATCCGACCATTAGAGCAGGTGTTGTAGATGCTGGACATATCCGCAATCGTGTATGCATCCAGCGCGCTACCAGTAGCATCCTTGTACTGGTTCACCCACCAACGGTTACCCGCAGCATTAGTGTTGCTGGAGGCAATACCACCAGGAGAGATGGTCTGCGAACCAGTTGCAGCAGCCTCAATGAACGACTTGAGACCACTCCAGTTCTTGCTGGAGTTACCCGTACCATCACCGTACAGCATGGTGTTCATGCCATCGGTCAACGACATCTCGGCCTGATCAATCTTGGCCTTGAGGAGCGACATAACCGCAGACTCGCCGCGGTTCTTCGCCTCTTCGATACCGCTGATCGCGATAGAGACAGCGTACTGCTTCCAGTCGTACACGGCAGAAGTGATGCCGTCCTGCGGCGTGGTCAGAATGTTGTCGTAGCCAGCATACGAGCCGACAGTGTCGTTTGCCTCGTAGAGCAGCGGCTCCACGATCTGCTCGCCGCCGTTGACCTTCTCAACGTGGCCCGCTTCCTTCAACCAGTAAAGAAGCGTGACGTTCTTAAAGAGGTTGTCTTCAATCTTCGGGGTGTAGTTCTTGAGGGTGGTCGAAACCAGTGCATCCCAAGAAATAGTCTGCGAAACCGCAGCCATGGTGTATTCTCCTTATGTCGGACGTTATCGGTCGTTACTCGTAACCAAGTTCTTGCTTAGCAGCCGCCCATGCGTCCATGACAGACTCCACCATCTGAGTGGGAGCCGACACCGTGCCCTGCGCTCGCGATCCACCAGCAACGGGCGGGGCGCCTCGCTTTGCAGCGAGCGCCCGCTCGTTCGCCTCTCGGCGAGACTGCTCCGACTCGGTACGCTTGTTGTACAACAACAAGGCCGCTTCCAGATCGGGGATCTCCTGATCAATCGCAAACTCAAGCACGTTGCCCCAGTCAAACTCACCGTACCGCTGGCTCAAACCAGCAAGTTCGGTTTCGATCTCCTGCTGCATGCGCATGCTGCGCTGCTCTTCGATGAAGGCACGGTGCTCTCGCAACTCCATTTCGACTGGGTCAAGTTCCTCAAGCGACTGCTCTTGCATATCCAAACCGAGGTGTCGCTGCAACGCTTCCAGCGTTGCCTGCGGATCGGTCTCCAGCGCGTGCAGCAACTGTTCCGCCTGAGCCAACTCTTGCCGCTGGCGGGACAGGTCCTGAGTCTTCTTGGTGTAGTCGGACTGGCGAAGATAGCCTCGTTCCAGTTCATCCAGAGTCACCTGAGTGCCGTCTGACAGAGTGAGTCTGTCTCCTGCGCTCTCGGGTGCCTCTACAGTAGGTTCCGTGTCGCCAAAAGAGACCTTGTCCTCTCCGAACAGATTATCGCTGCCGAAATCGGGGGCCGTAGTAGCGGTGGTGTCAACTGCTGCGTTAGTGTCGGCGGTCAGAGTGCCGAGCGTTGTATCGTCCATGTGTCCTTCTAGGAGTGGCTGTGCCTTGTTCCGTGGGGGATGGAATGAGGGTAGTTCCCTCTACCTATAGCGGGACAAGTGTCCCCTTAGGAGGTCACTCGTACCGCTGCGGCAGGCTTGGCCGTGTTGTCGGCACGGAACATACCCGTACTGGGCTCCCAAGTACCACCGATAGCCCCGTCCCTGACCATAAACACGGACTCCAGACCCCACGTGGCTCCACGGGTATCAAATGCGGTCTTATAGTACCCCATCCACTCGGCCTGCTTGGCCTCATCAAACACATGGGTCCCATCCCACTGCGTCACCGTATAACTAGAAGGTGCCCCATACTCGGTTGCTGCAAAAGTTGGGTTGACCCCATACAGCGAAACCATACTGTTTTTCAGATCCACAACCTGTTTATTCACGCACCACGAGTAATTAGACATGGGGGAGTGCGGGAAGTCGTACGGATGGATTCCGATCATGTCGAACGAGGTCTTCAGGCTGGCGTTGGCCGCACAAGCGGCCAAGAACCAAGTGTTCGGCTGGTACGCACCAGCGGCGGGCGACAACCCACCCGTGATCGTTTTGACAGTCGGGTACGCCGCCTTGACGGCAGCGTGAGCGGTCACACACATCCGAGCCCACTGGGTAGCGTCACGGGTCGTGGAAAACGTGGTCAGGTTCGGCTCGTTCCAGAACTCAACGTGCGTAATCGTACCGACTCCACGAGCAATATAGGACACCAACGACGCAGCGTACGAGTCGCAAGCAGCCTGATCCACGGGCAAGATACGGTCATTGCGGAAGACACAAAGCAGCAACTTCAGGCCGCGGGATTGACACCCAGCAATGATATAATCCAAGGCTTCAATGCCCCAGCCAATCTCAAAAGCGTACCGATAGTGGCTGTAGCCTTGTTGCTTTGCCAAGTCCATGCACTGACCATGCGCAGAGTTGGACTGCGCTGGCGCAGAAATACACCGCACGCGCGTAGACGCAGCGGGGGCCGTGTTCTCTACGGTTGGCGTCGTGGTGGTGGTGATTGTTGTAGTGGTGTTGGGGCGGGGTACTCCCGTACGCTTGATGGGCCTGCTCCTGTTCCAGTAGGTGGTTATCGGGCTACGTCGTGTCATCTTAGAACCTTGTCACTAGAGTATCGTGGAGCGCCAGCGCCACGGGATCGAATCGCGATCTCACCGTAATATGACTCTGCTTGAAAAGGTGTTTGCCTCCGTCATGGGCGGCAACCGTCACAACATAAATACCACTAGTTGCTGGCGTCCAGTCGTAATAGTAGGCTTCACCCAATGAATTCATATTGTGAAGGGGAACCGCCGTTGAGCGGTTCCC